TGGCCTACGCCTTGATGCTCATCATGGTCGTGTACTGCGCGGGGGCGGTGCTCGGCGTCTTCGTGGTCGGATTTAGGAACGTTGCGGGGTAGACATTGGGTTGCCCATGGCGCAAGATCACTCCCCGATGGAGCGAGCGTCGGCTTCCGTGAATCTCTGTGGGCCTCGACAGCCCGCTCCATCATTGATCCACCAGCTCACCCGTTGCGAATGACGTAATGAGTTGCAGATCCCGATCGAACTCGTTCTCGGGCCATCTGGGGCCGTCGTCGTGCTCTTCCTATGGGTCCTCGACCTTCGACGGCAGAACGCTGCCCTCACCGACCGCCTCAACCGGATCGTCGATGCTCTTGAGGTCGCTCTCAAAGACTCGAAGAAGTGAAGCTGCCTGAGGTGTTCGAGCGCCTGCTCGGGCGAGAGGGGTCGAAGCGTGCCTTGGAGCACGCCGACGACGTGACCGCCCGCGTCGAGGCCATCCGCGTCGTGGTCGTTCCGAAGAACCGCCGCGCCCTCGCCGAGATCCGCCGTCTTGAACATGCTGCCCGCCAGTGACGCCGCTCGTCCTCCTGACGATCGTGGTGATCTTCGTGGCGACGCCGCTTTCGATCGGGGCCTCGGCCTTCTGCTGGCAGCTCTACCGTGAGGACCAGGCCAATCGCCTGTCGCTGGTCATCGCCGCCGTGGTCACGGCCACGACCCTCGCCGGCGTCCTCCTGGCGATCCCCTCGATGTTCTACGTGATCGGCCAGCCCGCGCCGTTCTCCGGGCAGCTCGTCCTCGTGGCGATCGACATCCTCCTGCCGGCCCCGATCGTCATCGCGGGCTATCTGCGCTGGTTGCGTAGATGACCAACCTCGACCGGATCAAGAAGCTCGAGGCGTGGCAGGCATCGCACACCATCGAACACACCTCCAAGCCGCTGCACCTCCACGAGACGCCGCCGCCCGATCCGCCGCCGGACCCCGGAGTCCGCCCGTTCCCGGCCCCGGTAACGCCCACGACAGTCCAAGCCCCGGCGTCCGGCGATCTGCACGTCTTCCTCGCCGCTCAGGCGAACGGGAGCTACGTCAAGTGCCCGCCGGGGTCGGTCTACGACTGGCCGAAGGGCGTGCTCCTCCAAGGTCGGCAGCATCTCGTCGTGGACATGACCGACTGCAAAGTTCTGCTGAAGACCCCCGGCGGCAACAGTGACCCGGCGGCGCGGGCCTCGGCGTTCATGCTCAAGGACTCCCATGACATCCGTTTGCTTCTGCCCGAGGTCATCGGCAACAACCCGGACACGTCAAACATCTTCGTCCCCGGCAACGAGGGCCAGCACGTCCTCTCTCTGAACGGCTGGGCCAGCACCGGGCCATCGTGGAACGTCGAGGTGACGGGCGGCAAGGCGTCCCACATCTACGGCGACTTCGCGTATCTCGAGGGCCGTAACGGCCTGGACTTCGCGCCGTCGCACCACGTCTGGATCCACGGCACCAACGCCGAATACATCGGGCGCAACCAGGTCAGCTCGATCAACGTCAACGACCTTCTCGTCGAGGGCAACGACTTCACCCGCTCTGGCGGGGCGGTCTGGGACATTGAGCCGAACTACGCCGCGGAGCAGGTCAAGCGCAACACGCTGCGAGGCAACCGGGTCGGGACGTTCGGGCACATGAGCCAGTTCGATGCGTGGTTCACGGTCTGCGCCTTCGTCTACGCGACCCCGGTCGAGGACATCGTGATCGACGACAACGACGTGGCCGGGAACCCCTCGGCGGGCAAGACGCAAACGCCGCGCGCTCTGAACTCCAAGATCATCGGCAAGTACACGACCGGCGCAGGGGTTCGCCAGAAGCGGGTGACGTTCACCAACAACCGCACAGCCCTCCCTGTCGCCGGCCCCGCCGGCGCTGATGGCGTCCTGTACTTCAAGGACATCGACGGCGTGACCGTCCAGGGCAACGTCCAACCCCTGACCTCGGGGCAGCTCGCCTACTTCGTCAACTGCACCGGCATCGTCCAGTGATTGACGAGTCCCGGTCATCGCCGGACGGGGAGGGGCGTGGCAGTTACGCCGACGAGCCTGATCCGGCCCCGCTTCCCGGCGAGCGGGCCTTGGGCTATCCGAGTGGGCTGCGGGCGGCGCTAATCGGACTGCCCCAAGGGGTCTACATCGGCGCGAACCGCTACGACACGGACGACGCGCATGTCCTCCACCTGTGGAACGACAAGGGCGAGTCCTTCGACATCGAGGCGAGTAAGTCATGACCGACCACCACGACGCCGGCCTCATGCCCTTCGTCCTGTCGATCCTCGGCGTGGGCTTCTTCCTGGGCCTCGTCGTTGGCGTCATCGCCGGGATGGTGGTGGGCTGATGTTCCTCAGCATTCCCCAACCCCAGTTTGACGGCGTTTCGGGGTCCTACCAGCAGCTCAACTGCGGCCCAGCGGTGTGCACAGAGCTCATCAACCTCTGCTCGGTCGACGCGCTGCGTATCCCGCCGAAGAAGATCCGCACGGCATCGGGGGATACCTCCGGTGGCATCGAAGGCGGGCTCCTGGCGAAGACCGTCAACCAGCTCACCGGCTACCTGTACCCGTTCACCTACCAGCGGTTCACCGACTGGAAGGCCGTTCTCGCCACCCTCGACCATTCCTCGGTCGGCATCATCATCAACTGCGCGAAGACGGTGCGGACCCCGTACCGTACCAACTCGTTCACCGGCTTCCACTGGATCACCATCGCCGGAGGAACCATCAAGGACGGGACCGTCAAGTACGAAGACCCCGGCACCACCCTCGCAGGTTGGCAGCGGATGCCGCTGAAGCTCCTCAAGGAAGCAAGCGACTTCGCCGGGAGTCATTGGGTCCTCGTCTCGCCGCCCACCGAGGACACCGACAAGGAAGCAACGAGCAGGGTCCCGATCCGCGCCGGGCCTTCTAAGGATGACCGGGTACTTGCGCGTCTCGATAAAGGTGAGACGATCCACGTCGTCAAGACCACCAAGGGCGGGCCTTGGACCCGTGCGGACGGCACGCAGGCGCACGGTTGGCACGTTGTCGAGCACAAAGGCAAGCGAGCGTTCGTGAAAGGGGAGGGCCTGCGGTGAAGCGTGGTGGCCGGACATTGCTAGGGGTGTCACCCCCGGTTCGGTTCGCAACGTCCGGCGCACGCCGATCAGGCAAGCCCGATCCATTCGGCGGTGACGAAATCCGCCTTAGAAGGAGTATCGCACAATGACCGACGATCCCCAGAGCCCGGTGGAGGAGTCCATCGAAGACCCCGATCTCCAGGATGACTCGTCGGACCTCCCTCCAGCCCTGGAGGGCAACGAGGACGACGACGACTCCGAAGAGAAGCAAGACCAGCAGACCGGCTAAGGAGGAAAGAGGATGGAACTGCCCGATCTCACCAACCTACCGCTCACGGCGCTGTTCACGTATCTCCTGATCATCGCGGCGATCGACGTCGGCTTCAACATCGTCCTCTCGATCGTCCACCAGAACTTCTCCGCGATCTACGTCGCCGACTTCCTGCGGACGCACATCCTGCTCCGCGTGTTCGTCATCGGCGTCCTCGGCATCTTGGGTCACGGCGTGGAAGGGCTCGGCGTGCCGGCCATCCCCGCAGTCGCCCTCGCCGCAACAGGTGGCCTCGCGGCCTACGCCATCGAAACCATCGCCTCCCTGCGGGAAGGCCTCACCGACACCAGCCCCGCACCTTCACCCCCGACGCCGACTCCAGAGGGCTAAGTGGCGAATGTCTACCGGAAGGCAACGAAGAGCGTCCACCGCTCCATTCTCGAAGGCGGAGCTCGGTTCGACGTCCTCGAGTGCAATCTCGACCCAGGCGGTCGATGGGGCCCTGTGGTACTTCCCGGGCCCCGATGCTCGCTATGTTTCGGTAGACCCCCTGTACGTGGGACCAGACGCAAGGTCGGTGCGACCGCCATCGGCGCATCGGGATCCGTACTGGTCGCGGCTGCTCTCATTGCTCTACAGGCTTCACCGGTGAGTTCCCCAACCCCGTCGTATCTCGCATCCTTCGCAGCGGTAGGAAGTGTCCCTCCCGCCGCTTCCGTGACGCCGGGGCCGTCGGAGGCTCCCCCCGGTCCTTCGGCGACCCCGGCGCTCACGCCCGAGCCAAGTAGGAATGTCATTTACATTCCGACGCAGCGTCCGATAGAAACCGACGCCCCAACGAAGCCCCCGACCCCGGAACCGACCTGCTTCCATCCTGGACTCAACCACGGCGTAGACGAATGTAGGTGGCCGCACAACTGATGGACGCGATCGACAGGGCCGTGGAGTCGCTCGCTAAGACTCGGGCTGAGAAGCTTCAAGAGAAGCGGATCAGGTTCGCCCTGCTCCTTGCCCGGGAGCGCGCGTTCCATCGGTACGGGCTGTGTTCATCATGGAGGCCACAATGAGCATTGACCTGATCCTGCAAATCGTCGGTCTGATCTGCTTCGTCCTGGCAGCGGTGAACGTCAAGGTCGGCACCCTCAACCTCGTTGCGGCCGGCCTCGCCTTCTGGCTTCTGAGCGTTATCCTGTGAGTAAGTCCTACGACCGTCTAGCGCAGGCGACGGAGGACTTCACGGCGACCCTCTATACCCTCGCTCGGATCTACGACGTCGGGAACCAGCTACTCAGGTCCGGTGCACCCGTCAAGCCTCCCCTCCCAGTGATCGAGTACGGCGCGAGGATGTGGGCCGACCGCCACGTCATCGGTCTAGGCTGGGCCCTGCTCGCCACGGTGTTCGTCGGGCTGCTGCTTCTCGTGTGGCCCCGATGATCGTTGCCATCTGGCACCACTACACTTCGGGCGTCCAGCTCTACCTGCTCCGCGTTGCGTGGGTTCACTGATGGCCGAATGGGTGAAGATCAGATCGTGGCATTTGCAGAAGCCGGCAATGGACAAGCCGCGCTTCGCAGGGATCCAGACCCTTTGCGGACGCTGGGCAGACCCTGACGCAGAGCAGACCGACGACCGCCCGCAGGGGAAGACGTGTGAGACGTGTCTGCGGATCAAGGTGGGTCGGTGAGCGGGGAACGCAACTCGAAGATGACTGACCAGCGGGTCGCTGCGGCGATCAAGGCGCTGGAGTACGGCTGCACGCGGCGAGCCGCTGCGGGTGCTGCGGACGTCACCGCTCCGACCTTCTATCGCTGGATGGAGGACGAAACATTCCGTAACGCCGTAGAAAAGGCCGAGCAGAAGGCCGAGGCTGCGTATACCGCTGCGGTGGCGAACGCGGTGCCGACGAACTGGCAGGCTGCGGCGTGGTGGCTCGAGCGGCGCAAGTACAGCGACTACGCCCGCCGCGATCAGGTGAACGTCTCGGTGGATCTCCAAGCGGTCATTCGGCAGGTGGCATCGGAGCTCGGCGTCGAGGAGTCCGAGGCCATCGCCGAGGCCGAGCGGATCCTGTCGGGTGGTAAATGACCCTGCTGTCCCGCGTCGACCCGGAGACGGCGCATAAGGCGCTGGTCGCCGGCGCGCTGACGGTCAAGTACCGCAAGCTCCAAGCAGCACAGCGTCTCGAACAGCGGCCGCCCTACGACTGGCAGATCCCGCCACCGCAGCCGTGGGACGTCTGGCTCCTCCTCGGCGGTCGAGGCTCAGGGAAGACGGAGGCCGGCGCACGCTACGTCAACGATCACGCCAACGGTGCGCCTTGCCTCGAAGGCAAGACGCCGCACCGCATGGCGATCGTCGCCCCGTCCCACGATGACGCCGTGAACACCTGCGTCCGTGGTGAGACTGGGCTGCTACGGATGAACTCGATGATCCGCTTTCGTCCTGGAGCGAGCCTGACCGCAGCGCTGACGTGGCCGAACGGCGCAGAGGCGGAGCTGTTCGGGACCTTCGCCCCGGAGGACGTCGAACGATTCCGTGGGCCGCAGCACTGCCTCATCTGGGGCGACGAGTTCGCGGCGTGGCGGAAGCTCGAGGAGTCCTGGGACCTGATGCAGCCAGGCCTCCGTCTCGGTGACCACCCCAAGGTCATGCTGACCACGACCCCGAAGCGGCGACCTCTTCTGAGGAAGCTCATCGCAGAGCCCACCACGGCAGTCACCAGGGGCAAGACGAGCGAGGCCTACGGCCTGCCGGCGGATCGCGTCGCGGCGCTGTACTCCCGCTACGGCGGGACCACGCAGGGCCGCCAGGAGCTCGACGCCGAGATCATCGACGACGTGGACGGTGCGCTGTGGGTTCGGGACCTGATCCTCTTCGGAGCCGCGCCGGTCGTCTATCCTCAGGGCGTCGAGAAGCCCGACCTCGCAAGGATCGTGGTCGCAGTGGATCCAGCGGTCAGCAACAACGCCGACAGCGACGAGACGGGCATCGTGGTCGTTGGCCTCGGCAGCGATGGTCGGGGCTACGTCCTCGACGACCTGTCCTGCCGCGCCACGCCGGCGGACTGGGCGCGCAGGGCGGTCGCTGCGCTGAAGGATTACTCCGCCGACCGCATCGTGGCCGAGGCGAACAACGGCGGCGACTTGGTGTCCACGGTGATCGGCGCAGTGGACCCGCTCGCCCCCGTTACGCTTGTCCACGCAAGCAGAGGCAAGCGAACCAGGGCAGAGCCGGTCGCTGCGCTCTACGAACAGGCACGGATCACCCACGTCCACCCGTTCCCCGAGCTCGAGGACCAGATGTGCAGCTACACCGGAGCCGTGGGCGAGGAGTCCCCAGACCGTCTCGACGCCCTCGTCTGGGGCCTGTCAGAACTCTTCGGCATCCGCGCCGGTGACGACAAGGTGTGGGGCTCCGGTCCCGTCTGGGGCCAGGCGTGATCCTACTTGTGGCGGCGAGTCGGCTTCGGAACTGGGCGGAACTCCGGGACGTAGCCGGTCAGTTCGTGTCTCAGCGCAGCGACCTTCTTCTGTGCCTCCAACTCCGCAACCGCGTCACTGATCCACGCCCCGACGTAGGCGCTGCGCGAAAGGCTTTGTGCCGCAGCGCGCCTGCCCAAGCCCGCCCAGTCCTCATCCGACAGCCAGATCACCCGTCGCTTTACGGCCACGTGGCACCTCCTACCTACAACGTAGCACGTACAACGGTGCACGTATGACACTATCGGAGTGGGACGAGACCCCGTGGGCCGGCGTGGCGGTCGCTGAGTCGGTTCGCGTGGAGTCCTCCGCAGCCACCGTCAAGGCTGCCCCGACGGGCGACTTCGCGGCGCACATCATGTACGGCAACTTCCTCGACCGCCGCAACTCCTCCCCCCAGGCGATCATGCGCCGCGCCCAGGTGGCGTTCCATCGCAACCCGTGGATCGGCACGGCCGAGACGGTCGTCACCCGCCGGGTGGCGGGGCTGCCGTGGCACCTCGAGGACGCCGAGGACGAGGAGTACGAAGAGCCGTTCCCGGCCCCGGTCAAGGCTGCCTTCGACCTCCTGGAGAAGCCGCAGGCCAAGCTGCCACCGGAGATGCGCGACCCGGGGCTCCTGACGCGCCGCGCGCTGATCTCCCTGACCAGCCGGCACATGGGCCTGTGCAACCTCGCCTACTGGTTCCTCGACCAGCCCGACATCAACGGCTTGCCGCTGGCGCTGCTCTACGTCAACCCGGCGCGCGTCTGGCCGAGCGTCACGCAGACCGGGCGGATCACGGGCTGGGTCGTCGACCCCCACGACGAGTACGGCAACGGCGGAACACCGCTCGCCCTCAACGAGCTCTTGCCGTTCTACCTCAACCCGCCGGACCACGGACCCTACGGCTCAGGCCTCTTCGAGCGCGTCATGCTGAAGGTCCAGATCACGACCCTCGCCGACCAGCACGCGGCCTACGTCCTCGGCACCGGCGGCCGTCTGGCAGGCATCGTCAGTCCCAAGGAAGGCACGATCCCCCAGGAGCAGTACGACTCGCTGGTCAAGGAGTTCCGCAACGTCAACGAGGCCCCTGACGCAGCGAAGCGGACGACGATCATGCGCGGCCCGATCGACTTCACCAAGACGGCGGCGTCGCCGAACGAACTTGACCTGATCGAGCTTGACAAGATGAACCGCGACGACATCTTCGCGGTCTGGGGCGTGCCGCCCTCGCAGGCTGGTGTCAGTGGGCAGCGCGTCGGCCTGAACTCCGGGGACATGCTCGGCCACGAGGAGGCAGTCCTCATGCAGGGCGCTGTCCACGACCGCGTGGTGGCGATCAGGGAGACGGTCCAGTTCGGCCTCTTGGACCGTTGGCTGAGCGTCGGCACGACGATCGACCTCGAGATCGAGGAACCGGAGTTCGATGACAAGGGCCCGATGTTCGAGATCGCGGCGAAGGCGCTGAACCTCCCGTTGACCAACCTCGAGCGCCGCGATCTGGTGGGGCTGGCTCCATTCGGCGACGACCGCGACGAGGAAGTCTGGCTGCCGGCCCTCCTGCAGCCCGCGTACCAGTCGACGACCAACGGGCCGCTCCTGCCACCGACCACGCCACCTACCGCCACGGCAGCCACGCCGAAGATCGGCGCTCCGCTGCCGCCTGAGGCCAAGGCGTCGAAGCGCGAGTTCTTGGGGCTTCGCAGGTCCATCAGCGCCCGCTGGGTGCCCGCGGTGCGCCGCGTCGTGGCGAAGGTGCTCGCGGACCAGCGCCAGGACGTCGCGGCCAAGGTCCGCAGCGCATCGGCAGCGGAGATCGAGCGCCACCGCAAGGACGCCAAGCACTGGATGACCAGCGGCAAGGAGGCGGACCGGCTGCGGAAGGTTCTCGCCCCGGTCCTCGCGGGCATCGCTGAGGCTGTGGCGGGGCGGACCAACGACCTCCTGAAGGATGCCCGCCCGACCAAGGCCGACCCGTTCACCGACACCGTGGTCCAGTTCGTCCTGTCCAAGATCGGCGAGCGGATCATCGGCATCACCGCGACGACGCAGGACGCCGTGGCCAACGCCATCGCCCAAGGCTTCGACCAGGGCTGGAGTCCGGCGCAGATCGCCAACTCGATCGAGACGCTGCCGGCCTTCGACCCAACCCGCGCGGAGCTCGTCGCCCGAACCGAGACGATGTTCGCCTACAACGACGCCGCGTTGACCTCGTACCGCGAGTTCGACGTCAAGGAGGTCGAGGCGATCGATGGCGACAAGGACGACGAGTGCGCGTCCCGCGACGGACAGACGTTCCCGGTCGATGAGGCCTTCGGGATCCAGGACCATCCCAACGGAACCCTTGACTGGCTGCCGGTGCTGTGAGCGGTAACGGTGCCAGGTACTACCTCAGCGTCGATGACACGGGCTCGATGGTCTTCGTCAAGCCGGAGTTCATGCCGGGGAATGGCGGCGTCGGTTCGGTGGGTCCTGCGGGTCCTGCCGGCGATGTGGGTCCGCAGGGGCCCGTTGGCCCAACTGGGTCACAAGGTCCGAAAGGGGATCAGGGCGACCCCGGCGCAGAGGGCCCGTCCGGTCCCCAAGGTAATCCCGGTGTCGCAGGTCCAGAAGGTCCGGCTGGGCCTGCCGGTCCCACCGGTGACGATGGCCCGCAGGGAGCCACTGGCCAGCAGGGACTTCAGGGAGTTCAGGGCAACCCTGGAACGCAGGGCATCCAAGGCGTCGCCGGAGACCCCGGTCCCGCTGGCGCTGACGGAGCTGCTGGCGCTACGGGAGATCAGGGCCCGCAGGGTATCCAAGGCATCCAAGGACTCCCCGGGAGCGCAGGCGCTCAGGGCATACAGGGCGTCAAAGGCGACACCGGCAACGCCGGAGCACAAGGCATCCAAGGGGATCCAGGGCATCCAAGGCGTCGCCGGAACCAACTGGACGCCCGTCCACACCGTCCTCGCCGACGACACGCTGGCCCTCGCCCTCGCCGTCAACACGTCGGTACGACTCACCGTGACCGCCAACCGCACGCTGACGACTACCGTGCCCGTGGCAGGCTCAATGCGCCGTGTCCTCATCCTCACCGCTGGCTCTTCGAGTTTCACGATCACCTTCGGCTCAGGGTTCAAGCCGACTGGGACGCTGGCGACCGGGACGACGGCGGCCCGAGTCTTCGTCCTCAACTTCATCAGCGACGGCACGAACCTCTACGAAGCCGGACGTACCGCAGCAATGGTGGCCTAGATGAAGACCCTACAACCGATCAAGGCAGCGCCGATCGACGACGACGCCTTCCGCCTCCTGGCGTTCCCGTTCACCGGGCCGATCCCCAAGGCAGGGACGCGGGGCGTCGACCTCGACGGCGAGTTCTTCAGTCAGCGGACGGACATCAAGGCCGACTGGCTGCCCTTCCGCCCGACCGACTGGCACCACGGCGCAGACCCGACGAAGGTCATGGGCCGGACGGTCATCGGCAAGGCTGTCGACCTCGGCAGTCTCGATGGCCCCGGCGAACCTGATGAGGAGGGCTGGTGGGTCACCGTCTGGCTCGAGCAGGGCCAGAAGCGGCTTGACCTCATTCGCCGACTCGCGGAGCGTGGGGCCCAGATCTTCGGCAGCTCCGAGTCCGTCCCAGGCCTCACGAAGAAGGCCGCCGACGGCGAGATCCTCGTCTGGCCGTACTGGCGTCAGACGCTCTCGACCTCGCCCCAGAACACCCACTCCGTCATCCGCCCGCTGAAGGCCACGCTCGATGAGATCGAGGCCGCCGGCGAGCACCCCAATTCGTCCTTCTGGTTCGACCTCGAGGCTGCCTTGCGTGCCCTCGCGCCCTCCCTTCGAGTGCCCTCGTTGAGCGCATTCGACGCGAAGGCCGGGCGTGTGCTGTCGGCTGCCAACGAGACCGATCTCAAGGAAGCGCTGGAGGCCCTGCGTGCCGGTCTCGACCGGCTCGATCAGGTCGTCCGACGCCAACCCGACTACCAACCCAAGCTGGAGTAGAACCAATGGATCCCATCACAACCGCGGTCACTGGCGGCGAGCAGCCGTCGGTGGACGTGGCGACGGCGATCGGAACCGCTGCGAAGCGGCTCGACGAGATCGCCGACGAGATGGCCAAGGCCAAGGGCGTCGACAACGCCCGGTTTGCTGAGCTCAAGGCAGAGCAGGACGCCCAGGCGTCCACCCTGTCCGAGCTCAAGACGAAGGCCGATGAGGACCGGCGCGAGTCGGAGCTCAAGGGTGCCATCGACGCTGCCGCCGAGTGGCGACAGTTCGCCAACGACTTCCGCGCCCCGTCGAAGGCCGGCTTCATCGCCGGTGGTGGCCCGTCTGCGAAGAAGGGCTACACGAAGGGCGACTTCCTGTTCGCCGTCCACGAGGCCAACTCGCGGGACGCGGAGCGGCAGGCCGTCGGCAAGGCGCTCCTCGCCGACCTCAACAAGGCCGCGCCGACCTACGGCATGGACGCCAAGGCGTTCCTGTCCGAGGAGAGCTGGGGCAAGGCAACGCTCGGCACGACCGACGCGACGGGTGGCTGGATCATCCCGAACGCGATCGTGGACGAGTTCATCACCCCGGCAGCGGTCTCGAACATCTACCGCACGATCATGACCGTCGTCCCCGGCGTCACGGCGACAGCGGTCGACATCCCGTTCCGCAACGCGGCGCGGACCTCGGCTGTGATCGCCGCTGCCGGCGACACCAAGGAGAACCTGTCGCTGGCCTACCAGGGCTACACGGCGACGATGTACACCTTGGCCCGCATCTACGACGTCGCCAACCAGTTCCTCCGCTCCTCACGGGGCGCGGCGGAAGCGGACGTTCTCCAGGAGCTGGCCGCGGCGTTCGCGGCGGGCGAGTCGGACTACATCCGCGAGGGCACGGGCACGAGCCAGCCGTTCGGCTACACGCCGGCGCTGACCAACGGCCCGTCGACGTTCACCTCGACGTTCTCGTCACCGTCGGACTCGACGGTGGCAGGTTCCATCGCAGCGGCCATCTCGGTCGCGGCTGGTGCCCTCGCCGGTCGTGGCGTGGTCCCGACGGCAGCCGTCCTCTCGGCGACCGCCTACTGGAACATGCTCCGACAGGGCTCCGACTCAGCGGGCTTCTGGTTCGCCACGCAGGAGCGCAATCCGGCCAGCGTTCGCCCCGGCACGCTGGTCAGCCCGTTCGGCATCCCCGTCTACGCAGACGCGGCGTCGAACCTCAAGGGCACCTCGACCGTCATCGACAACCTCGTCGTGGCCGACTGGAAGAAGTTCAAGGTGTACTTCGGCCAGAGCTACCGCGTCGACTCGTCAGACGAGGCGGGAACCCGCTGGGACACCAACCTCACCGGCTTCCGCGGTGAGGAGGAGATGGGCTTCGACGCACGCCCTGCGGTGTACGCCGGCTACGCCCAGCTCTGCACCGACGTCATCCCGTAAAGCAGTCGTGGGGCCGGTTACCGGAGCTGGGACCGGCCCCACCAACCCTCAGGAGGTACACATGGCAACGAAGTCCAAGAGCCTGAAAGAAGGCCGTGGAGGCTGAGGTCGACAAGGCCGCCGACGAGGCGGAGAACGAGCAGACCATCGACCAAGGCCCCGAGGAAGCGGAAGAGAACGTCCAGGATCTGCCGACCAACGCGCGCAGTCACCTGGTAGGGGATCACCGCGTTGCTGACCGAGGTTGACGACTTCCGCACCCGCGACGGGACGACGGACGCGAGCGCCGTCTACGCACTGGCCGCTGACGAGTACCGACTTTCCCATCGTCGGTTCAGTGGCTGGGCGATTGACGTCGGGGCGCACATCGGGACGGTGGCGATCAGCCTTGCCCGCCAGAACCCCGGGCTCCGGGTGATCGCGGTCGAGGCCGTGCCGGAGAACGCCGACCTCCTCGAGCACAACGTGGACGTGGCGCGCCTGAGAGAGCGGGTGAGTGTGGTCAGGGCATGGGCGGGCAGCCCGAACGACCTGACCGGCGTCTGCCACTACGGCTACCGTCACCGCGAGTCGGAGAACGACGGTTACGTCCGGGCGCACCGCTACGTTGGCGGGACCTTCGGCGACACCGGCGACCCGGAGTTCAGCCTCGAGCTCCCGGCGATCTCGCTCGATAGCCTCATGGCGAAGTACAGCATCGATGACGTGGCGCTCATCAAGATCGACTGCGAGGGCTGCGAATGGGCCTTCCTCGACTCGCCTAGCATCGGACGGGTGGAGACGATCGTTGGCGAGTACCACGGCGGGCTGTCCGGCCAAGAGGCACCGCAGGTCCGGCTGCTCGATCTCCTCGGTGCCACGCATACCGTCCACTTCTGGAACCCTGACGAGACGGTGATCGGGTTGTTCGAGGCGCAGCGAGCATGACGAACCTGCTGATCCTGTCGAGCCACTCGATCCTGGAGTACGACGACCTTCGGCTGTTCCACCGTCTCGGGTACGACGTGTTCATGCCCGGCGGCTACTCCAATCCATCGAAGCCCGGCGAGACGATGCGCCCCGCGCTGCCAGAGGTGCCGTACCGTGCTGAGCTCGACGACCTCTGCCAGGAGCAGCGGGAGCGCCACGCGGGCCAGCCGACCGACCACGGCATCATCGACTGGGCCAAGGCCGATCTCCACCCGATGCTCATCGACTGGGCCGACATCATCATGGTCAACTGCTTCCCGGAGTCGTGGATCGGGGGCAACTGGAACCGGATCCGCGAGAAGCGGGTCATCTGGCGGACGATCGGCCAGTCCAGCCCCCTGACCGAGCACGAGATGAAGCGCTTCGAGGGCTTGGAGATCGTCCGCTATTCGCCCGCCGAGAAGCGGGCCTTCGAGCCGCTCGGCGTGTTCGCCGGCGAGGACGCGATGATCCGGTTCGGCAAGGACGCCGACGACTATGGGCCGTGGACCGGGACGATCAACCGCATCGGCAACGTCAGCCAGAACCTCGACGTTCGCGGTGACCACTGCGGCCTTGACTTCTGGCGCGAAGCGACGGCAGGGCTCCCGACGAAGCCTGCCGGCCTCGGCTCCGAGCGCCTGCCGAACGGCACCGGGACGCTGACCTTCGATATGCTCCGCGACTACTATCGCCGCATCCGCTGTCTGCTGTATATGGGCACGCAGCCGGCGTCCTACACGCTCTCGCTCATGGAGGCGATGCTGACCGGGACGCCGACCCTCTCGATCGGTCCTGACGGGATGTGGATGCCGCGCCTCTTCGAAGGTCACGAGCTCGCGCCGTGGACGGCCCAGGACGCCGCGTCAGCGCGAGTCTGGTGTCAGGCGACGCTGGCGCACGACCCGGACGCTGTTGGCGATACCGGCGTGTCTCCGCGCGAGGAAAGCGAGCACATCCGAAAGCGCGGCATCGAGTTGTTCAGCTACGACGTGGTTGGCCCGCAGTGGGTCGACTTCCTGGGGTTCCCGTCGACGCAGAGCGTCGAGGCGCGGCTCATGGGATCGGCGGCGTGAACCCCATTCGCGCTAGGTGGAACCCACCCGACAGCGACTACGGCTATTCGGTCCTGCTGCTTGAGGTGCGTCACGACAATCTCGCGGCCCTCATCTGCCTCCAAGTGACCGTGCCGAACGTGCCTTGGCCAGACCTCGTGGGCTTTGATAGCGAACATCGGACTCTGGCGGCTGGTACGACGTTTTGGGTAGCCCGTGAGTCGGTGCTCGTGGATGTGCGCGAGAGGGTGGCCGTCTGATGTACGAGATCCTCGAGGGCAACTGGCAGACGCCCGGCGGGCATACCGCGCACTTCCGCTACCGCGCCGACACGAACGACTGGAACACGATCAGCGCCTGTCTCGTCAACGCCCTGACCGGCTCTGATGGTGACGAGTATCACCTACCGCAGGGATTGTCAGGGTGGGCGCTGGACCTCGGCGCGCACATCGGCGCGGTGACCGTGGGCCTTGCGCTGGACAACCCCGATCTACGGGTGGTGGCCATCGAGGCGGTGCCCGCCAACGTCACGCTGCTGCGGGCGAACATCGCGCTCAACGGCCTCGAGGATCGCTGCACGGTCATGGCCGGCGCAGCGTGGTCGTCCGGTCGCAGCACCACCCGCATCGAGTACGGCTACGAAGGCACCGAGACGGCCACCCACAACGCCTTCATCGGGTCCGTCAGCCCGTGGCTGGAGAAGGTCGAGCGCCAGTACACCAACGTCCCCACCGTGACGCTGCGCCAGGCGCTCGCCGCTACGGATGGTACGGGCTTCGTCTGGGTCAAGTCCGATTGCGAAGGCTGCGAGCATCGTTTCCTCAAAGGCCCCGGCCTCGCCAAGGTCGGCCAGATCGAGGGTGAGTGGCACCGCCGCGACGGCAGCCCGGAGGCGTTCGCGGCGCAACTTGCCAAGACGCACGACGTCCAGTGGACCGAGGGCATCGGTGGCGGACCGTTTACGGCGGTACGGCGATGATCCGCGTCCTGACCGACGGCAGCCACCACGCCGACCTGTACGAGTCGCTGGTGATGCTCTTCGAGGATCGCTTCGGCTGGGAGCTCTACCGCCCGTCGGGGATGGAGTATTGGGACGAGGGCTTCTGGAACTGGGAGCGGCACATGCCCCACGGCGAACCCGTGGCCCGGCAGTACCTCGAACGCTGGGGTTCGGACCGCGACATGGGCGACTTCTGGGAGCGTGACGATCACGTCCACCCCGGCCGCGTCCTGAAGTCCTTGACGCTGCAACAGGTCCGCGATCTGCGGCCCGACGTCATCATCGCCACGCTTGCCGAGAACGAGGAGGGCTTGCACCGGCTGGCGAAGGAGGTCGGGGCGAAGTTCGGCATCCAGCTCGGCAATCAGGGCACCGTGAACCGCTACGACCTCGCGGACTTCAGCCTGATCTCAACGTCACGGGACGGCTACCCCTGGACGCCGTATGTCATCTACCGGCAGGAGTTCAGTCTCACCGACTTCCGCTTCGAGTACCCGCCGACCGACCGGACCTACGTTGGGACGTGGGTCCAGGTCCTGCCCTCGGATGAGACGGAGTACAACCGCTTCCTCGCCCTCGCCCGGGATCTCCCCGAGCTCCGGCTCCGCTACCACGGCCACGTCGGACAGGTTGATGACTATTGGGGCGGGAACGTTGCAACCACGCGCGAGGTGGCGGCGCAGATGCGCTCCGCCGGCGTGGGACTGCACTTCAAGCGCTGGTCCGACGGCTACGGTCACGTCATCCATAACCTCTTCGCAACGGGCAAGCCGGTCGTTGCAACGGCGAGCTACTACGAAGACAAGCTCGCGGGGCCGCTCTTCGTCGAGGGCGTTACGTCGTTCGATGTCCAGCGCCACACCCATCAGGAGGCGGTCGACTTCATCCGCCGGCTCTCGGTCGATGACGACCTCCACCAGCGGATGTCGGAAGCCTCCCACGCTCGCTTCAACGAGATCGTGAACTTCGACGCCGAGGCGAGCGAGATCAAGTTCATGCTCGACAACGTGCTCAGCGATCGAGCGGTGGCGGCGTGATTGACTGGTGCGGTATCCTCGCCTCGGATGTCGGTTCAAATCCGGCCCGTAGGTTCGTCCAGTTGGGGCGACCCCACGAAGTAGCTCAGGGCCTCCGGGCTCAGGTAGAGCAACCCCGACAAGCCGCTGCGAAAGCAGAAAAGGCGGGGGCGCGCCCGTGAGGATTCAGTTTTGGGGAGATTTGGCCGGCACCGGCTTCGGAACGGTCACCCGTGACCTCGGCATCGCGCTCCTCAACGCCGGCCACGACGTGCGGTTCGTCAGCCAGAACGACCTGGAGAACCTCGAAGAGCCGTTCTTGTCGCGGACCTTCGAAGTTACCCCCGAGCTCGTCGACCAGGACGTGGCGATGGTCCTCGGCGAGAAGTCGTCGCTGTCGCTGTCGGTCGAAGGCATCCTGAAGCTGATCCGCGGCGAGCTCTGGCAGGACGGCTGGCGTCCCGAGGCGGCGATCGTCCTCGGTGACTTCGTGAACGTCCGGCGGATGGTCATGTCCGACGCCGAGACCGCATCGGCGTTCGCCTCGCTGCCGACCTACCACTACGTCCCGATCGAAGGCGTGGACCTCCCGCCGTCTTGGCTTGGCCTGTGGCAGATCCTCCACCCGATCGCCATGAGCGAGTTCGGCGCGGACCAGATCGAGCGCGTCATCGGCAGGCGGCCGCCGGTCGTCTACCACGGCGTCGACACCGAGCAGTTCCGGCCCGTCTCACCTGAGAAGCCGCTGTACCTCGAGACCGAGAGCGGCACGATCAAGCTCCGCACGAAGGCCGAGTGCAAGCGCTTCTTTGGGTCCGATCCCTCGCAGCCGTGGATCCTGCGAACGGACAGGTTCATGCCCCGCAAGCGGTACGCCTCATTCCTGCGGTCACTGGCTCCGGTCCTGGAGGCCCGGCCGGACGTGAAGCTCGTCATCCACTGCCGCTCGACCGACGAGGGCGGGCACCTCTACGACCTGTTCACCAAGTACCCGTCGCACATCGCCCGGCGAATGCTCGTCACCGGCTTCCACGACAAGATGGGCGGCGCGCCGCGGGACATCCTGACGGCGCTGTACAACGGTGCCGACGTGTACGCCTCCAACTCCGCAGAGGGCTTCGGGCTGACGATCGCCGAGGCTCTGGCGTGCGGCGTGCCCGCCGTGGGCATGGATTACTCGGCGGTCACTGAAGTCATCGGGCCGGCTGGCCTGCTTGCGCCGGTCGACCGGCTCGATGACAACGAATACGACCACGCTTGGGCGACGGTCAACGAGGCAGCGTTCGGCCACCAGGTCGGGGCCCTCCTCGATGACGAGCTGCGCCGACGCTCGCTCGGTCGGAAGGGCGTTCACCACGTCCGCGAAAACTTCTCCTGGAAGCGGGCAGCGCAGCAGTTCGCGCAGGCGATGGGGCAGATGGAGGCCGTGGCATGACCATGTTCGTGACTGCGGCGTCCGTCCGCGAGTACCTCGCCCTGAACTCCACGCCGTCGGACTCCAAGTACAGCGACGCCACCATCGGGTCGAACATCCGGTCCGCCACGAACTCGCTCGAGCGCCACACCGGACGGCGCTTCGAGGATGTCACGGCGACGCTGAAGTTCACGACCAACGGCGCGGCGTTCGTGTCCATCCCCGGGCTGCGGACGGCAAGCTCGGTGACCCTCCAGTCCTCGAGCCTCACAGCCGACTCGACGTACTGGCTCATCCCTGACAGCCAGCAGACCGGCGTCTACACCGGACTCCAGCTCCGGGCATGGGGCACCGGCAACCGGGGCGGGCCGTGGTGGCTGTCCAACCCCGAGTGGTTTGATCGCAACCTCGACAGCCCGTGGAACCCGGCGAACATGGCCGGCGGAGGGGCGACGAGCCTGCCCAATGACCTCGTGGTCGCTGGCGACTGGGGCTACACCGAAGAGCTCATGCCGGAGTCTGTCCGCCACGCCGTCAAGGTTCTCGCGGCGTACTACACGAAGCGGCCCGACGCCATCCTGTCGGGCGGGATCACGACGCCGGACGGGAACACGTTCGACCTGACCCGCTATCCGGTCGAGGTCCAGGACTTCATCCGTGAGTGGAAGGTCGGCCCGGAGGTGACCGGGCTGTGAGCTTCTACCTCCAGGGTGGTCCGCAGCTCCAGCGTCGCCTGACCGCGCTACGGGAGGGGCAGAAGGACATTCTGCGTAACGTGGGACTCGCGGCGGTTCGCGAGGCCAAGATCCTCGTGCCTCGACGGACGGGCAACCTTGGGCGAACGATCCGCGTTGGGGGATTGACCGACAGCTACGTCGAAGTCCGGGCCGGTGGGACTTCCGTTGTCGGTTACGCTGCCTACGTGGAGTTCGGCACCCGCGCACACTTGATCGTTCCCCGAACCAAGTCGATCCTCGCGTGGGGCGGATCCCGGACGCTCGGTGGGCGTCTGCGGAAGGGCAGTCGCGCGACGATCTTCGCTCGCCGCGTCAACCACCCCGGCACCAAACCAAAGCCGTTCCTGATCCCCGGCATCGAGAAAGCCATCCGCATGGTCGGTCTGTCTGATCTGGTTCGTCGCTGGAATGGGGCCGCCTGAATGGCTGCGAACACGACCGCCAGAGCTGCCGTCGTGGCGAAGGTGAAAGCCGTCCTCGTCGCCCGCCAGACGGCCAGCCCGACGCTCCTGCGAGCGGTCTACAACGCCCGCCCGGGATCATTCCCGGAGACGCCCTGCGCCTTCATCGCGGGTCGGTCGGAGACGATCAACTACACCGGACAGGTCCGGCAGCGAGTGTTCACCGGGCTCGAGGTCGTCCTCGTCGACACGCTCAACGACTCGATCGAGACCGAGGACCGGATGGACATCCTCGTTGACCTCCTCGTCGACGACTTCTGGAACGCCACGCCGTTCTACTCGGGCGGCGGCCAGGTGCTTCTCGGGTCGATCTCTGATGCCGATGTCGTCCTCACGGGCGAGCAGGCCGTGACCTATCGCGGCGCGGTCCTGTCCTTCGGCAATCCATCCAACCCGACCTTCGTTTCCGAGGGTCGCCCTTGATGTAACCCACTGATCGTCCTTCCGTCCGCACCGCATCTCCTGAGGTCAGGGCACGGGCCTCCCCTTCGCACCGCATCACCTTTCGGAGGACAACCCCGTGACTGTCTCAGCGATCGCCGGCGCAGTTCGCCAGCGCTTCAATCAGGTCGGCATCCAGTCCGTCCTCGGAACCGCCGTCACACCGACGCGCCGCGTTCCCTGGCGAGGCGTCCCGACCTACCAGCCCAACATCACCGACCCGGACATCGACGTCGGGTCGCTCGATCCGGTCGTCTTGCCCTACCCGATGGCGGTCGACGCGGACTGGAACCCCACCGGACCCCTCGACTTCGACAACGCCGCCATCCGCCTCAGCGCGGCACTGAAGGGCGGTGTCGCAGGCTCCACGGCCTCGGGTGCCACGACGTGGACCTACCAGGTCGCCTCGCTGACCTCCGACGTCTTCGACGTCTACACGGTCCAGCACGGCGACGACACCGAGGCGACCGATGCCATCACCGCGTTCGGCGGCGTGATCGACGTCTTTGAGGAGACACTGCCCGAGGACGGCGGGCCGTGGACGATCAACGACCAGTGGATCTTCGCCGGCGAGACGTTGGGCCAGAACGCCACCGACGGCATCGTCATCGACGACAGCCCGGAGTGGGTCTTTGGCACCGACACCGCGTTCTTCAAGGACTCGGTGGCGGGTTCCATTGGTATCACCCAGTGGTCCGACATCCACTCGGCGTCGATCACCATCTCCAACAACCTCGACCGGAAGCGCTTCCACAACGGCTCGAACACCCGCTTCCAGCTCGCCGGCTTCGGCCGCGGGCCTCGGCAGATCGAGCTCGTCATCACCGCCGCGAAGAGCGCCACATCGATCGCCGAGCGGGCGACCCACGACGACGGCGCGCGGGTCAAGCGGTTCTTCAAGATCTCAACCACCTCGACCGAGCTGATC